ATAGGACCAACAGGTGTGGGACCGACAGGATCTACTGGACCGATTGGACCGTCCGGAATAACAGGATCAACAGGAGTACGAGGATCAACAGGACCAACAGGAGCAAGTGGGCCATCGGGGTCTGCCGGACCAAATACATTTGGTACGGTTGGAATAACTGGTCCGTCTGGTGTTACGGGGAGTGGTGGACCAATTGGTGCACAAGGTGCACAAGGTAGAACGGTATATTATGTAACAGGTGTTTGTGCCGCGGTACATACCAATGCTACTACTGCGCATTCGGATATAAGTCCAAGCCATTCCGATTCAGCCGCCGGTCATACAAACAGTATAGCACATAACAACGCAACCACACCGCATAGTGATGACACATCGGGAGCAAGTCACTCCGACATAAACACACCACATAGTGATGTCGCCACACCAGCAAGTCACGCCGACGCAACCACAGCACATAGTGATGGATATTCATTCGGAAGTCATGCCAATATAGTCACACCACATAGTGATGGTAACACCCCGGAAAGTCACGCTAACGCAACCACGGCACATAGTGATGGCGCCACACCAGCAAGTCATAGTGATTCAGCCGCCAGTCATAGTAATGCGACCACATCACATAGTGATGCATATGAATTTCATGGAGATGTTCCAGGATCGCATCAAGATGGAACATCTAACCATTCCGATACTTATGATTCAATTGCGCCAAGTCATACAAATACATCACCCTCACACGCTGATAGTGTAACCCCGCATACAAATAGTACTTCAACACATTCCAATGTAGCAGCAACACATAACAACGCAACTACAGCGCATAGTGATGGAAGTACACCACTAAGTCATAGTGATGCCGCGGCGAGTCATAGTAATGCGACCACACCAGCAAGTCATAGTGATATCGGTGCAACTCATAGTGATGGCGGTACACCACCAAGTCATAGTGATGCCGCGGAGAGTCATAGTAATGCTACCACACCAGCAAGTCATAGTGATTCAGCCGCCAGTCATAGTAATGCGACCACACCAGCAAGTCATAGTGATACCGGTGCAAGTCATAGTAATGCGACCCCGCATAGTGATGGATATTCAGTTCACGTGGATGGCACAACACCACATACAGATGTAGCAGCTTCACACTCTAATAGTACAACATAACTATGCCACGATATTTTCCGTTAGGTACACCGACGACAGCAAGTATAGCACGTGCCGCAAAGTATGCGCTTACCGCAAGTATTGCAATTAATGCTAATGTACTAACCGCATCATTTGCGTCGGGAGCAACAGGACCAATTGGTAGTATTGGACCAACAGGTCCACAAGGAATACTTGGTGTAGCAACATCGGGGTCTACAGGACCCACAGGACCAACTGGTGCAACAGGTCCAACTGGAGTAGGTTCAACTGGTCCTACGGGAATTATCGGTATAACAGGTATTACGGGAATAACAGGGCCAACAGGATCTACAGGTCCAACTGGTGCATCGGGACCAACTGGTGCAACAGGAGTTATTGGACTAACAGGAGTTACTGGACCGGTGGGGATTGCCTCGTTGGTATCGGGAAGTACTGGTGTGCAAGGAGTTTCGGGGCCAACAGGTCCAACAGGTCCACAAGGAGCAACGGGATTGGTAGCTGGTGTCGATGGCCCTACAGGAGCAACAGGATTAACGAATGTTGTAGGACCAACGGGACCACAAGGACTAATTGGACCACAAACCACAGGTGGAACAGGTCCAACAGGACCACAAGGAGCAACAGGACCAGTAGGACCAACGGGGCCAACGGCAGATTCCCCTGCATCTGGATCTGCTGGTGTGAGTGGAAGTAGTGGTGTGCAAGGACCATCTGGTTCACTGGGTCTACGTGGGGTGGATGCGGGATGCCCACCAGGTACAGTTACCTGTATCAGTTTAACCCCCACAAACACATCGATCTACGGGTTGGTATGTGCAACATTACCAACAGGTTGTGGTGGTTCTTTTAACTGTCCCCCTACAATCTAAATATGTATACAAGTGAATTGATTATATTGGAGTAAAACATGGCAAAGGCACCAGGTAGTATATGGGTTAGTGGAACAGAATTTCATTTTATAGATAATACCAATGTAGAATACTACTATATTGGTACATCGGCAGGTACTCCCGCCGGTGCAAAACTTGGTTCTGTGTGGGTTGATGGAAATGACTTTCATTATATTGACGCTACGGGAACGGACAGATACATTGCGAGTACAGATTTGGGCGCTGTGGGTGGTGCAAAACCAGGATCAGTGTGGTCGGAAAGTACCTTTTGGCATTGGATTTCCACCACGACGAATAAACGTCGAGGCCATACGGATGTGGCATCAAGTCACACCGATGTAACCACCCCGGCAAGTCATTCTGATATTGTGGCAAGTCACACGAATGCAACAACAGCAGCAAGCCACGGTAATACCGTTTCAAGTCACACAAATGCAACCACTGCACATAGTGATGGCACCACACCGGCAAGTCATTCTGATAGTTATGCACCTCACAGTGACAGCAGCGCCGGCGGAAGTCATAGTGACTTCACCGACACGCCCACGCATAGTGATGGCACCACGCCACATGGTAATACACCATTTCCTCACACTGATGTGCCAGCAAGCCACGCGAACACGGTTAACCCTGGAGCCCATGGTGATGCGACCACGCCGGTCACCCACTCCAATGTAACTGCAACGCACACGAATGACACCACACCACTAAGTCATAGTGATATCGTGGGAAGTCACACGAATGTAACCACCCCACATAGTGACGGAACTACCACCGCAAGTCACAGCAATGCAACCACACCACACAGTGACGGTACCACCTCCGCAAGTCATAGTGATGCAACCACTCCACATAGTGATCAACCTGTGTTAGTTGGGGCTTGACAAATTAGTGTTGAATGAGTATATTACATTTTGATTTATTAAACGAGGTTTTATTTACATGACAATTGAATTGGAACCAGTAGGAGTAGTATGTAATTTAAGTTGTCCATATTGTTATGAACATCCCATGCGTGATGCTGGAAACTTTCGACATAAGACATATTCAGTTGAAAAAATGTTAGCCGGATTGGAAAAGGAAGGCGGACCGTTTATATTATTTGGTGGTGAACCATTATTAACTGATATCGATGACTTAGAAACTATTTTTAAATGGGGATTTGAAAAATACGGGGCAAATGGTATTCAGACCAATGGAACTCTAATTACTGATCGTCATATAGAAATGTTTAAAAACTACAAAGTACATGTAGGTATATCGGTTGATGGTCCTGATGATATGAATGACACTAGATGGGCTGGTTCATTAGAGAAAACTCGTGAACTGACCAAAAAATCCATGACAGCTATTAAGCGTCTATTGGATGAAAAAATTTCCATGGGTTTGATTATTACTATTCATAAAAAGAATGGTTTACCAAAATATCGTGAACGATTTAGAAATTGGATTCACGAACTACGGTCGTGGGGAGTTGACGGTGCACGATTACATCCATTGGAAATTGATCATAATGCAGTGGGAGAAACGCTGGCATTAACACCAGAACAAAATGTAGAATTTCTATTGGACATGTGGGAATTTGAATTAACGGAATTAAAGGGACGATTTACTTTTGATTTGTTCCGTGACATCGATGGTATGATGAAGATTAATGATGATTCCGCAACATGTACATTTCGCCCATGTGATCCGTACACTACACATGCCGTGCAAGGAATTGATTCGCAAGGGAATCAATCGAATTGTGGTCGAGGTAATAAAGACGGTATTAATTGGATCAAAGCACAATACGATGGATACGAACGACAATTAGCGTTATACCACACGCCAGAAGAACATGGTGGATGTCAAGGCTGTAGATTTTTCCTTATGTGTAAGGGGCATTGTCCTGGTACTGGAATCGACATGGATTGGAGAAATAAAACTGATACTTGTTTAAATTGGAAAACATTATTTAGCATGTATGAAAAATTGATGTTGAAAAAAGGTCAACAACCCTTTTCACTCCATCCAAATTTAAAGAAATATGAAGAAGTTATGCTACATGGATTTAGTAAAGGAGTCGAATTACGACTCACGCAAATTACCAAACACTTGGAAGGTAAATTTGATATAGAACGATACATAACAAATCAGTTAAATAGAATGAAACTCGGAGATGTAGTTCCCCACGCCGACCATACAGATGCAACTGGTAAATACAGACAAGAATTTTTTGAAAAATTTGGTTTAGAACTATAACAACACGAGGATATATAATATGCAAACTGGATTACATGCCGACCACGTAGATACAAGTGGTGCCTATTCGCAACGATTTAAAGTAATAAACGATTTGTGGGAAAGTGGAGTGTTGTTAGAACTACCAGAAGAATTTCGAGCACCACACGAAATACCAGTGCAAGAAATTCCATCACGCGGGGAGCATCCAAAATTTAAGTTTACCGATGAATACGGTAATCAACACGCAGATCATGTGGATGAAACTGGAGAATATCGTCGTGCATGGGAAGCACAGTTTGGTTCACTAGATAACAATAATACCGTACCAGAAACTTCAGCAAATTTAGAATGGAAATCATTTTTACAACAACTAATTACTGAAGAAAAAAGTAAACTCAACATTTGATATTCAACAAATAGGCTATGCAAAGACTAAATACAGTATTACCAGACTGGACACGGGTGCAGTGGACCAGTATTGAAAATAAAAATAAATACGAACCCATATTATCTTCAATATCTTCGGCGTGGAAACATATTGAACGAATGTCTGTTGTTCACGATATACGACCAAGTACATTAGACATTATTAATTCGGATGAACTAAGTACATTGGTTGAAGAATATAAACAATATGGTGTTATGATTGTACCGTTGGCAAAGGAAGGTATGTCAACTACATATTCATCTACATCACAATCATATCAACCAGGCAAACCCTATCGACTTCGTGTTGTTTTTACCAAGTCGGAAGAATTGGCAAAGGAATGGTATGATGTATGGAATACCACTCCTTTGAATAACCGTAGAGTTGGTGCATTGTTAGGGTATCCACCGTGTTGTATAGATTTTTACACGAAGTATTGGGTGGATCAGAAATTTGTAGACACTTCGTGGGTCATGGCAGCTGATAAATTACAATTAGCAAACGACGATAAAATTATCCATATTAAGGAAGACACACCACCTGAATGTAATATTTTGTGGAGATGGCAGGGTGTACGATTAGTATCACATTTACCATGTTCGTTTAATTGTACTCACACACAAGATATTGGTGTGAAAATGGCAGAGTTGGGTCGTCAATTAGGATATACTGAACAAGTAGATTGGATCTATGAACTACTGTCATGGCAAGTTGAATGGTCAGCATTACATGGAATTGCGGAAATTAAAACTCCTATCAATAAAATTTCATCCCGAACGGATATGACACCGTGGAAATACACGGTGCAAAAACATAGCCATGGATATCCAGAAGATGGAATGTCGGGTACAATGTATCCTTGGTCGGATAAGAAAATTAAAATTAAACCGATTACTACGACCAAATCATTTTTTAAGTCATTGGAAGATACGTCGGTGTGGGAAGAAAATGGTTTCCGATTTAAGGAAGCAATGGATCATTTCCATGAAGTTATTACCGATGCAATTGGTGATATGAAGTATATCCCTGCGGGAAATGTACTTGATTTGGGATGTGGTAATGGTGTGTTACTTGGTCGCGTGATTGGTGATAAAACGGAGTTGATTCCACATGGTGTGGAAATGGATCGTCAACGATGTATGTCCGCGGCAACGATAATACATTGGGGATATTTCACAATGGGTGATATATTTGATTTGAATACATGGAAAGAAGATTATTATAGTGTAGTACTATTAATGCCAGGCCGTTTGTTGGAAACATCGAAAGAAAAAGCAGATGCGTTCCGTAAACAGTTATATGAAAAAACAGATCTACTACTTATTAATCTAACGTGTGATTGGACTGTAAAATATAAAACCATTGATAATATGATGGTCTTAACGGGGTTGGATACAGAATGGGAACCCGCAGGCACTGTAGTACATCGCAACGATGATATAGCACAATTATTTAAAAGGAAGGTATAACATGGAAACGATTCCAGTACCATTGGCAGTGAAATTATTAATTGAATCGCATAAAGAAAGAATGGAACATTCATTAAAAAATATTACCGATTCAAATTTAGAATTAATGCAAATGTTAAATTTGTTACCATCGGATGGATGGAGATTGGATTTGGATAATTTACGATATGTTCGTATACAAACTACAAAACCAGATGAACTTACATCCGACGAGTGAAAATGTAATTTTTACTTGGGGACGATTTAAAGGACACTCCTTGGCACATGCGGCAAGGAGTGTTCCTTCATATCTGGAGTGGATGTCTGGGCAAGAAGGACTACCAGAGGTGTGGCGAATTGCTGCGGCAAAAACACTATTGGGTGAGGATATTGGTGACCTAGATTTACCACGAACCAACGCACCTAATTTGTCCTATAAAAATTTACCAGAAACTAATTCTAATACAGTCGAAGTCATTTTAGTTGATAAAAAGACGGCGGCTGTTATCATGCCCTATAACAAAACTTTACTGGCACGATTTAAATATGAAATTGATGGTAGAAAATGGAACAATGACGAAAAACATTGGGAGTTTCCAATTGTACACTTACCCAAGTTTTTCACGGTGTTTCCTGACGCAAAATGTAAATCCGATATATTACAAAAATTGGAGGAGTTAAAAACTCGTCGTCACGATTTAGATGAAATACGAAAACAAGAAGATGATACGGAGTTTAAAATACCCGGACTAAAATTACCCTTATATAATTATCAAACTATTGGGGTGAAGTTTATTGATAAAGCAGGTGGTCGATGTCTTATCGCCGATGCGCCTGGTCTTGGTAAGACGGCGCAAGCAATTGGATATGCTCAATTACACAATTTAAAAACACTAATTGTTTGCCCATTATCCGTGGTAATTAATTGGCAACGAGAAATTAAAAAATTTACTGGAAAAGATAGTACGATATGGGATAGTAAAACTTACGATGGAAACTTAAAAAATAACTTTCACATAACCCATTACGATGCCGTAGCTAAGAATAACCATTGGCTGCGTGATCAAAAGTTTGATTTGTTAGTGTGTGATGAAGCAACCTATCTTAAGAATCGTCAAACTATTCGGGCAAAAAGTATCTTGGGTTCGTATAAAGAACGCCGAAAGTATCCTGGGGTTAAGACCAAATACAGTATCTTCTTAACAGGTACTCCTGTTATGTCTCGTCCCATTGAAGCGTTTAGTTTGTTAAACTTCTTGGATAAAGAACGATTTAATAATTTTTACCACTTCGTAGAACGATACGGTGGGTGGAAAGGTGACGCACCAAGAAATCTTCAAGACCTGCATGATCGTACCAAAGATTTGGTCATTCGTCGTAAGAAAAGTGAAGTACTAACAGAATTACCTAATAAACAACGAAATGATTTATATGTAGAATTGACCAAGGACGAACAAAAACAATATCATAAACTATTACAAGATATTTTTGGTCGTTGGAAATTGGAAGGTAGACCGTCAGTTACACATATGCCAAAATTACAAGCATTTTTAATTGAAAAGAAATTACCTCGTTTAATAGAAATGATTGATGAATTTTTGGATAATGATCGTCCAATTCTTATCTTTAGTTGTTATTTAAATCCGTTAAAATTATTACTAGAACACTACGGAAACAAAGCAGCAATATTAACGGGTGAAATGAACAGAAATGCTCGTCAAGAAACTATTGACAAATTAACGAATGGTCAAGCTAAAATTGGACTATTTAGTTTACGAGCGGCTGGTATGGGTATTGATGGATTACAAAAGGTTATTGATACCGTTGTATTTTTGGACATGGATTTCGTTCCAGCAAACCATGAACAGGCCGAGGATCGTACACACCGAATAGGACAAACCAACCAAGTTCAAGCATATTATATGATTTGTCCAAATACAATAGACGAATATATGCGAGACATTCTCAAAGAAAAACAACAGGTGGCGGACCTTATTGTGGACGGAGCATTGATTACACCTGAAAGTAATAAGTCATTTTTTAAAGAATTCATAGGTAGAATGAAAACTTTCGGGCTATTAGAACTTGAGGAAATACCCAGTGAATAGGTTGGATTCCTACTATTTATATTAAAGGAGAAATATATGAATAGTGGAATATATAAAATTACCTGTGAAATCACTAATAAGTTTTATATTGGATCTAGTCAAGAATTAAACCGTAGAAAAGTATATCACTTTAATCGGTTACGGGCAAATAAACACCCAAATCCACACATGCAAAATTCTTATAATTTGTACGGAGAGCAATCTTTTGAGTACGAAGTAATTAAGTATTGTGATGTTGTGGAATTATTAAAAGAAGAGCAACTGATATTGGACAAATATATTAATACTGGTGTTTTATTCAATGTAGCGTTGATAGCAGGTGCTAGTTTTAGAAATAGGCGACATAAAAAAGAAACTATTGAAAAAATGAAAAAATCCGCCGGTAGAGCATGGGAAGGGAAGAATCTATCCAATGAACACAAAACTAAAATAGCAGAAAAACGAATTCAATTTACTAGAGAAAAAGGACTAAGAAAATTAACAGATAATCAAGTTAAAGAAATTAGAAAATTGAAAGAATCCGGAGTTGGTGATCGAACTATTGCAAAAATGTTCAATGTCTCAAGAACAATAATAATTTGTATTAAAAAAGGAAAAAAATATACAGATGTGGAGTAATATATAACGAACGGTTTACCGACGAAAATGTGGATTAGAGATATTTATATGATGTATAATAAAATTAAGGAGGTTACACAATGAGTTCCGAGATGTATCATAGTGAAGTAATTGATTTACCAAGTAAAGGTAAATTTTATCCAACAGGACATCCGTTGGCGACGGGTCAAGTAGAATTAAAATACATGACTGCAAAAGAAGAAGATATTTTAACCTCAACTAATCTTATCCAAAAGGGGGTGGTCCTGGATAAGCTAATCGATAGTTTAATTGTTACAAAAGGTGTGTCTCATGAAGATTTTTTGGTTGGTGATTTAAACGCGGTAATGGTTGCCGCACGTATTCTTGGATATGGTAAAGATTATGAATTATCAGTTACTTGTCCAAAGTGTAATACGCAACAAGATCACGCAGTAGATTTAACCGAATTGGATACCAAAGAATTACCGGAAGAGGCAAACTTAACAGTTAAATTACCAGCAAGTGGTAAAACTGTAAAAATTCGTTTCATGACGCGTAAATTAGAAAAAGAAATAGACAAAGAATTGAACGCTATAAAAAAGATTGGATTACAAATAGAACCTGAATCATCAACTCGCCTTCGATATATTATCGCAGAAATTGATGGTGCAAGTGATCAAAAAAGTATTCGTGAAGCAGTAGAAAACATGCTGGTCAAAGACACCAGAGCGCTTCGTGAATTCTATAAATCCACCACCCCAGATGTAACATTTGAATCCAGCTTTGCTTGTTCAAATTGTTCGCATTCTGATAAATTGCCGATTAATTTGGGCATTAACTTTTTTTGGCCTGACGCAAGAATATAGGTTACAAATGCATAAAGTCATCTTCTCCATGATATATCATGGAAAGGGTGGTTTTACATTTCAAGATTTATATAACATGCCCGTGTTCTTGCGCGGCTTCTATTTGAAGGAAATGAATGACGCAGTTGAAAAACATAATGCAGAGATAGAAAAAATCAAAAATAAAACTAGATGAGATAATCAATGGCGATAGATCCTGATCTTGATTTTAGAAGTCAAGTTAAAAAGATAGAATTTGAAAAATTGGCGCAGAATTCCAAAAGCCTCGCCGCCAGTTTCTCTGCCGCCAGTAGAGAATCGAATAATTTTATACAAAAATTAATACTAAATAATAAAGCGATCTCCGCACAACAAAAATCTATTTCTCAACAAATCATTGCGGATAACGCTCAACTAAGATTAAACAATGAACGGTCCCGTTTATTAAACGATGATAATAATAGATTAAAACGATCAATACAACAAAAACAGGCAGAAGCGGAATTGATAGCCACTACGGGAAGAGATTCTCGCGGACGATTTGCCGGCGCCACCGATATCGATAGATTGTCTACCGAGGCCAATACATTAACATCACAATATCAAGGTCAAGTTTTAACGCAACGATCATTAATGGCAGAATCGGACGGATTGGAACAAAGTATGAGTCAGTCCGGCAAACAATTAAAAGGTTTGAAGATGCAGGGTTTTATTGCAGCTGCCGACGACGCCGCGGCAGTTATGAAAAAATTCTCTGCTGTTATGTTGCAGTTGGTTAATTCAATATATAAAACACAACAAGATTTAACGGTACAAATGGGTACTGCGACCGACGTATTGTTTGATGCGCAGATGAGTGTTATAAAATCATACATACCCTTCACAGGTGGTCTAATACTCAATAGAGATGAAATTGTAAACGCGTTTGCAAGTTTTAAGAAAGAATTTGGAACAATTTTATCTTCAGAAGAAGCAGTTAGAATTGCGGAAGAATCGAAACGACTAGGTGTATCGTCGGACACGTATGTAAAAGCTAGACGAGCATTCTTAGGGACAGGTGTTAATGCCGAAGCTGTTAGAATGCGAGCAATGTCTGAGTTCGCAAAAAATGGATTATCCGCAGGACAAGCACTTCAATTTGCGGCAGACAATGCTGATTTATTAGCCGTTGCTGGTGAGAAGTATTCGGATTCACTTTT